ACACTCCTGGGTAAAACGACGCTTCATCGACCGCAAGCCCGACCCGGACGATCCGAACGACACACCGGAGAAGTGCCGGCAGCGAATCTTTATTCCGGCGAAGCTGACCGACAATCCCGGACTCGACGTCAAGGAATACCTCGCCTCCCTGAGCCAGCTCGACGCGCAGACACTCGCGCAGCTTCGAGACGGCGACTGGAACGCTCGCGGTTCCGGCTCCTGGGTGTACGAGCAGGCCGGCATCGACGCCGCGATCGAGCTCGGCAGGATGCTCGACGGCAATCCACCCCCGCCGGCGAGCGGAGCGATCAGCCTCGGGATCGACTGGGGCGAGAACACCTTCGCTCTGACGATCTGGCCGCTGGAGCGAGGCGGCATCTATGTCACCGACGAGCGGATCTTCACTTCGGAGGAACCCGCTGCCGCGACGGTCCGGATGCTCAGGATGGCCGACAACACCGGCCAGCGACTCGAAGATGCTCGATATGACGCGGCCGGTATTCAGTCGATGCGAACCTTCGCGGCGGTCGCGAGACGCTCGCATCCTCGCCTTCGGACCGTGAAGGTGCCTTTCGGCCAGTTCAAGGTCGAAACGATCGGCTACCTTCGCCGGCTCTTCGAGCGGGCCGGTCGAGGCGAAACGACACAGATCATCGCGATCTCGCCTCGATGCCAGGTTCTTATCGAGCAGCTTCGCGGGCTCCAATGGAAAGACCCGGACGCATACAAGGTCGAGAAGGGCGATGACCACGGACCGGATGCTCTGATCGCCGGTGTCGCTCCGATCGCTAAACGAATGAGAAGGAAGAAGTGACCGAGATCCTCGCTAACTATCTGATCCGCCGGATCGAGAAGCCGGGCCAGACCTGGCCTCTCGATGATGAGCGTGACGCGCATAAGACAGTCCTGAAATGGGCTGCCTTTCGCGAGGCCGATAAGGATCGGCTGAAGGAGATCGCGAAGTGGGAGTCCGACCGGGATTATCGGGTCGATTCGCTGCCGGAGAAGATCAGCGAAGCGTATGCGTCGATGCTCTTCGGCGAGGACGTCCGGACCGCACCGGGAAACGCTGACGATGTTGAACGCCTGGAGGCGCTGATCGCAGGTCCGGCCGGCCAGGACGATGCCGGTTTCAACGCGGAGCTCCGATGGGGAGAAACGCTCTGCTCCAGCGAGGGCGAGGTCTGGTGGAGGCTCTACGGAAACAGCGATATCGCTGATCACCCGCTAATCGAATTTCACTCCCGCGAATTCGTTGTTCCTCACTTCATCGGGCATCGACTTGTCGCTGCCGCTTTCGTCTCCGAGTTCCTCGGAACCGATACCTCGAACGAAGGCAACGAGAAGCGCACCGTCTGGCGGCACTTCGAGATTCACACAACGGGCCGCGTCGAGAACCGGCTTTACAAGGGAACGAAAGACAAGATCGGCGATCAGGTCAGCCTTGAAGCTCATGTCGAAACGGAAGAGCTCGCGCCGGTCTGGGATCACATGCTGCCTGGAATGCTTTGCGGCCGTATCCCGAACAAGCTCGGCCGCGATCGCCGGCTCGGAATCAGCGACTACCGAACGATCGAGGACTACCTGCTCGCCTTGAACGAGGCGGTGACGATCGGCCAGGAGAACGCCCGGCTCACGCTGAAGAAGCGGGCGGTCGTGCCGAACGCTCTGATGAAACCTCGGATCGACACGGTCGACAACGGAGACGGCACCCGCTCGATCGAAGAGCGGCCAGTCTTCGATCTCAGCGAGGATATCTTCGTCGCTGACAGCCTCGACAACGATCTCGGCTCCGGTGATTCGGGCCCGTACAAGATCCTCGAATACAGCTTCGATGCCGAGGCTCTCGTCACTTACAAGCAGGATCTCGTCATGTCGGCTCTCACGCGGGCCGGCATCACTCCGCAGTTCGTCGGAGCGTATTCCGGAAGCGACGGCCAGGCCGAAACGGGCACGGCGCTTCGAGTCCGGCTGATCCCGACAACATCGGCCGCGAACGGCAAGGGTCAATTCTGGGATCAGGCGATCCCTCAGATGCTGCTCCTGGCTCAGTTGCTCGATCAGATGCCGGTCGAGCTCGGCGGCTTCGGTGTCAAGTGGACCGAGCCGGCGACACCGCCTTCTATCCAGCGGACAGATCCTCTCCCGATCGACCCGACCGAACAGGCAGCCAGGCACGTTGCGCTCGTTGGTGGCGGCATCGAATCAACGGAGACAGCGATCCGCGATCTTCACCCTGACTGGACCGAAGAGCAGGTCCAGGAAGAGATCCAGAGGATCGAGGACGCGCAGCCTTCCATGACTTTCCCATCTATTGACCTCTCGGGGTCAGGCTCGGACAGCGAGCCGCCGGCGTCGGAGCCGGATACCAACACCGCTGTCCCTCTCGCCGAGGAATAAAGGCGCAGGCCAGACCGGATAGGCCGCCCGCGTGGTGCGGGTCACTTTCAACCTCCGGCACAACAGAAGGAGAACCGAATGACGCTCTATGAGCGACTGCGTTACAGGCTGTCTGTCCTCTGGGCAGCAGTCAAGATCGGACCGAGCCTGAGTCTCTTGAAGCTCGCTCTCACGATGCCTCGCATAGCGGGCGCAGCGGAGGACGACGACAAGGACAAGGGCCAGGACGAAGACAAGGTCACTATGACCAAGGCCGAAGCGGATCAGCTCCGCAGGAAGGCATCCGAGAGCGACAAGGCTGCTCGGAAGCTGGAGGCGAAGGTCGCTGATCTCGAAGCGAAGATCGAAGATGCCGATGCCGGCAGCGACGAGGTCGCGAAGCTGACGAAGCAGCTCGAACGCGAGAAGGCCAGGGCTGACAAGGCCGAGGGTCGAGTGGGCGAGCTCGAAGGTCAGATCGAGACAGCAGAGCGCGAGAGCACCGTTTCCACGGTTGCGAAGCGGCTCGGTTTCCGAGATCCCGAGATGGCGATTCGCCTGATCGAGAAGGACGATGCCGGCAGCGAAGCGACAGCGGAGAAGGCGCTTAAGGGTCTCCTGAAGACCTCTCCCTACCTGAAAGAGCCGGGCAAGCCACAGCGCGAAGTCACCGGCACGGAGTCGGAAGGCGACGATCAGGACAAGAGCGAGGGCACATCGGAAAAGAAAACGGAAGTGACCGGCGAAGCCCGGCTTTCCAGCGCCTACGCACAGCAGTCAGGCGACAACAAATAAGGAGCAAAGGAAATGGCACTCAGCCTCTCCGACGCCGCAGTTGCGTCTCAGAACGACCTCCAGCGCGGCGTCATCGAAGTATTCGTCAACGAGTCGGTGATCCTCGATCGCATTCCTCTCTTGGAGATCGAAGGAAACGCCTACGCCTACAACAAGGAAGCGACCCTGCCCGGCGCTGCTTTCCGAGCGGTGAACAACGCCTACACGGAGAGCACCGGCACGATCGTCCAGGCGACCGAGTCTCTGGTGATCCTCGGCGGCGATGCCGACGTCGATCGCTTCATCCAGCAGACCCGATCGAACCTGAACGATCAGCGGGCGATCCAGACCGCTCTCAAGGTGAAGGCCGCTGTCCGAAAGTACCAGGACACGTTCTTCAACGGTGATACCGGAGTCGATGCGAACAGCTTCGACGGCCTGAAGAAGAGGCTGACTGGCTCTCAGGTGATCGACACCGCCACAGACGGGCTTCCCGTTGTCGGTTCGACCTCTGCTGACCGTCAGACGTTCCTCGACAAGCTCGACGAGCTGATCGCGGCCGTTCCTGGCGGTCCTGACGCGCTTTACATGAACAGCGCGATCCGGTCGAAGATCATGTCTGCTCTCAGGCGTGAGAATCAGTACGTCGAGAATGTCGGCATGAAACAGGAGCCGTCCTATCAGGGCGTCCCGCTTGTTGTTGCCGGCAAGACAGGCACGACTGTCGGTGGGCAGACTGAGATCATTCCGCAGACCGAAACGCAGGGCGCAGCGACTTCGCAGTGTTCTTCGATCTACGCGGTGAAGTGGTCCGGCAGCGAGGCCGACAACGGTGTTGGTGGTCTGACGAACGGCGGCGTGATGGTCGACGATCTCGGCATGATCGACGAGAAGCCGGTTTTCCGGACTCGCGTCGAGTTCTACTGCGGACTCGCGACCTGGGGCCTCGGAGCCGCACGGCTTCGCGGAGTCAAGAACGCCTAGCAGGAATGAGAGGGCAGGCATCGAGCCTGTCCTCTCTTCTGCTTTCCATCCTCTGAAGAAAGGTGCCAGGAATGGCCGACACAAAGAAGAGCCTCGAAGAGCTCACGAAGGGCGATCTCGTCGAGATCGCGGAGAACCGAGGACTCTCGACGAAAGGCACGAAGGCCGAGATCATCGACCGCATCCTCGAAGCGTCGCAGGATTCGGACGCTCTGCCGGCCGAGCCGCTCGACGAGCTGATCCCCGATGATGGCCTGACCCGTCAGGGACCGGACAGGATCGAGGAGTACGAGGTCGAGGGACCGGACGGCCCGGTCCAGATCCGGCACAACATCGACACCGGCGAAACCGAGATTCTCGGTTAGCTTCTGGAGCGGACTGGAGCTTCGGCTCCGGTCTGTCTCGAATTGCCTTTCGAGCCTCGAACATACGAAAATGGCGAGTATGCCGATTGGCCTGATGTTTCGGAGGCTTCTCTCTGGAGGGCGGAGGAAGCGAACGATCTCGAACAGCGGATCGCTGCCGCTTTCGCTGAGG